AAGGAGGAACAACAAGGAAACGCTGATCCATAGGAACATCGTTGTCGTCTAACTGCTTAACAGCGGCACGGAAACCTGCGTCTGTAAAGACGTCAGCAGGAACTACAGTGTCGACAGCATACGCAGTCAAACCTGTAGAAGCGTCCATGAAGAAAGAGTTAGAGTGAATCCAGTCAGAACCAGATCCGTTGTCGTCACCTAAACGCTTGCCCAGAGTAAAGAGGTCAGTATCAACCTGCTTTGCAAGAGCATAACCTGCGTCAGAAGTGTAGAACTGACGGAGTGAGCTTAAAGCCTGTACGTCAGTGATGTCCTCGATCAAGCGTGAGTATTCATAGTGCTTGTCGATTGATACCTGTACTTCTGATTCAGTAGCCGCAATCAGTGTTACCTGAGTTGACGCCGCCTTAGCAGATGCATCGCCACGGGTAGGCTTAGGGATATGGATAGTATCGCCTTTCTTACCTGCCATTGGCATACGGTTTACAAGATTAGCCAATACGAGTGATTTCTCGTAGGCCGCTACGATTTCGTCAGACCAAATCTCTGGGATGAAAGTTGCCGCAGTAGTATTGGTTACGTGGTCAGTACCTAGTGCCATTTTAAAAGCTCCTTAACGCTATTTGACACGACCCTCAGCATACGCCGCCATAATTTCAGGCTGTAATTGCGTATAACGCTTTGGATCAGTTTGCATCAGTTTAATAATATCAGCACGACGATAGATTTTACGACTTGGTGCCTCTGAAGATCCTGATGTAGTACCAGTAGAAGCGGCCTTAAGTTGACGCTTACGATCTTGCTCTTGCACTTTAGCTGTCTCTGCTACCATTCCTTGACGCTCTTTCCAGAGACTAATCAATTCATTGGCGGCATCGTAGTCAAACTGCTTGTCTGCACGATCATAAAGCTCTTGTCGAACTTTAGATCCAGATCTCCACTCTTGGAACTTTGTATCCTGAATGATATCTATAAAATCAGGATGGTTGTTCTGTAGTTGAGCAAGGATCTGTTGTTGCTTCATTGCCATTGAGGTCTCTTCAGCTTGTTTAAGCTTTGGATGGTTCTCAATCGCTCTGGCAATTGCTTTCTCAGGGTCTGCAAAGAAGTCTACTTCTTCGTCAGTTTCTTGTTGTGGGCTTTGGGCCACTTGCATCTGAGACTTTACGAAATCATCGACAATCTTCCGTAGTTCACCAACTTCAGAGCTTTGTCTTCCTAAGAGCTTTTCAGCTTCTTGATGCATTTGAACGATATCTTTGATATCTTTCCCACGATACTTATCGGGGATAGCATCATCTTCGGTAGACTCTACGGGTTCCTCAGGGGTTGGCTCTTGAGCTTCCTGTTGGATTTCCTCTGCTTCTTCTAGTGTGGTAAACTCTTCGGTTTCCTGTTGATCTTCGGGTTTCCGATCAAGTAATTGTGCCATATTGTTAAACTCCGTGCCGTAGCATTATGGAAGTGATTATTTTCTAGCGGCTCTCTCGTGATCTCTAGCCCACTTATCATCAGCATCGGGCCATCCGATACCTTTGAAATGTGAAGACACACTTGAGATTACCCGCTGTGCGCTGTCACCACATTCAGTACACGTTGTGAATAGATCAGTATGGTCTACCCAGTGTTCTTCTATGTGGTCACATGAGATGCATTTGAAATCATATCGTCTAATCATTGTCAGACTCCATGTCAATTGCATTTCTTATCCCTGTCTCGAAACGAATGATGTTCAGTAATGAACTTCGTTGTCCTTTGACAAAGAATAAATCTTTTTCGTCTTTGAGATCTTCAATGACGTAAGAATTAGCTAACTCAGTTGCTTCTTGAACAAATTGTTTCCAACCTGCATGAAGGAACAAGTCAAGGTAATTCTCGTAATACTTTTCGTCGTCAGGTGCCAATAGCATTCTCCTGTGTTTATTTATATACTTATTATAACATAAAAAACTTGACTTGTCAAGAGGCTTTTGCTATAGTAGGTCTTTTTTGTGTAGTTTTTTGCTTTTCTTCTAAAGCCCTCAAGCGTTCGTCATACTGCTTAAGAATGGCATTCATTTGTGTGAGAATGTTATCCAGTTCTTGTTTGGTTACCATTTGATCCTCTCATTTGCATTTCAACAATGTCTTCTTTCGTTTCAATCTCACGTTGCTTAAGTGCTAGCTCAGCAATCTTAGCCCGCTGATTAAACTCTTGTTCGGTTGGGTCAGTGCCCATTCCCTTCATGACTGCCGCATACCGCTTAGTCTCACTGTCAACAGGCAACAACTGTGTTTCCACATTGTTCTGTTGGATTCGTGAGGCAACTTCAGCAGTCTGTGCTTGTGTGTACTCGACCATTGCTTGCTTTTGAGCCATCTCAAGTTGCATAGCTTGCATTTGGGCTTGCTGTTGCTCTGGGTTAGGCTGATTAGCTTGCTGTAGACTTGCAATGATTTCTTCACGGTTGCTTAAGTTCATGTTGTCTACAATTGCTTGAATCAACATTGGGTACATAGGCGAATCCTGACCCATCGTCTGCAAGAGTTGTACAAGTTGTGTAACCTCATACTCACGAGCAATAATACCCAAAGAACTAGAAGCAACAAACTTAAAGTCTTTTGCAGGATAACGCTCAGGGTCAAACTGCATATAACGGTAAGCGACCTTCTGCACTAACGGAATCAAGAATGCTTCTTGGAAGTTAATCAATGTGCGCTTATGACGCTTGATGATTGCCCCAAGTGACATTGAGATACCTGCGGCTGTACTGTCGCCATTGATTGAGCCGGGGATTCCTGCCGCATCAATTGCCCCTGTCGCCATTTGAACCATTTGCTGTAGTTGGGCAGATTGGTTGAACGATGTAGAGTCCAAGTTGCCAAATCTAAACGGCTGTAGGATCTCTGCGGGATTACCGTTCGTAAGGATAGCCTTGCCGGGTCGTACTTCCAACTTGCTTCCACGAGGAAGGCGTGAAGCATCAACAGCAAGCATAGGGTGTACAGTAAGCGCAAGTGCGTCAATTCGTGCTCTCAATTCAGTGTCAAGGGCTTTCTGTGCATTATATCCTTTCTCACAGATACCACGGCCCCAGAAACGTCCGGGGACAACATCCCAAGGGAATGCAACAACAGGGCGATCCTTCATCATGTAAGGGTTGGCTTCAGCCTTCAAAAGAACACCGCCGTTGGCAATCACAATAATTGCTTCAACGTACTCTGACTTTCCTTCAACCTTCTCACCTTCGTCAGCGTCTTCTTTAAACAGATCACTAGGTACAAGACCATAGTATTTAGTCAACCGTACTTTGTCGTCAGTGTAGAGTGTCAAGTCCTGCGTGGGCTCAAGGTCAATATCTACAGCCGCTTCAGTCACATCAACGTCTTTACGATAGATACCGGCTTCCTGAGCAATGTGAATCTGGTGTAGAGGGACATATTCGTCAATGGCAACGCCTAGGGCTTCTTTAATACTTGTCGCTACAGGATCAATCAAGAAGTTCTGCGGCATGACAGGGCGTACTTTAAAGACAGTCCGTGTGCGCTCCATTACCCCCACAGCCTGCATATCACCTTCTAAGATAGGCTCCATAGCGGGAGTCAACTCAATCTCTTCGTCAGCGACAATCTCTGCAATACCAGTACCAAAGACAGCGGAGTTTAAGATACACTCAGCAATAGCCTTACGAGCCGCTACAAACTTAAAGTCTTCGTCAAGGTGATTACGTAGATGATAGATGTCAGCATTGTCCTGATCCATCATATCGTCTTGTATGTCAAACCACTTCCCTCTTCCAAAGGTAGCCTCTTCTACCTCTGCTACAGCCGATTCTACGGCCTGCTGAAGGGCAGGGGAGATAATGCGAGACCGTTCAGACGAACGCATGGTGTCTTCAGCGGCCCATTGGCCCCGCCATAGACGATAATACTCGTCAAACCTTTCTTTGTAGTTAGCCTCGTAGTGGTCACGCCACTGGTCACATTTACTGATTACCCATGACTCAAGGGAGGTCGGGTCGATAGAGTGGTTTTCGTATTCCATAGTGGTTCCTTTAGTAACCTGCCACAGGGTCTAAGATTTCAAATTCATCTTCTTCGTAGTCGTAGTAGTAGACAACATTAGATAGTTGGTCAATGTATGCTAGAGCGTCAACTAAGTCATCATGCACGAGAGCATTCGGGAATTGGAATAGCTCATCCATAAATTCTGCATTCCATTCAGCTTCCTTCAGTGTAATCTGACCATGCTCAAAACGACCTTGCAGTGCCCAGACAACACGATCAACTTTCTTTTTGTTTCCGTGAGTAAGTTCCTCAACCCTGAAGAATCGTTGCTTTGACTTCATTAAGTCGGTAAGGTAAGGCAGTACCGCATTCTTTAGGGCTCCTTTTTCTATACCAACTGCGACTGGTTGATAGTAATCTACAGCGTCGAATATCTTCTTGGCGGTCTTCTTGATATCCCATCGACCATGCACGATATCCGCTACCCACCATCCGTCCTCGTTAGTCTTAACAATCGCAATAGCCGTTTGGTCAAGCTTTTTGGCTTTAGACTTTGTAGCGTTCTCAACATCAGCAAAGCCCGCAAGGTCGACTGCAATATAATAATCGCCATGCTCAGGCTCGTCAGAGCTAAACTGTAGCCAATCTTCTTTAAAGACTTCACTACCACTTGCTTCAAAACTTGCAAGGAACTCCTGTCGGAAGGCATAGCTCGACATGGACTTTTTAGCTGTATCAATTTCGTTTGGGTCGAGTAGTGGGTTGTCATAAGATGTGAAATGCCACGCCTTATAGCTATCATCATCATTCAACTCCGCATACTTGTACAACTCGTAGAAGTGATTACGACCCATAGGCGTACCGATGAACATCGCATCGCCCTTCTGGTCAGCTAGGGCAGGGCGTAGAATCTGTTCCCAGACACTAGGCTTCATATCCGCATATTCGTCCATAACGAGGAACTTAAGGGATACACCACGCATTGTCTCTGGTCTGTCAGCACCCTTAAGGGATATTGTACAGCCGTTGATTAAAGTGATCTGGAGGTTGTTGATGTGGGAGCTCTTGATGACGGGATTACCAAGCTCAAGAAGAGTCGTCCACATAATATCTCTAGCCTGCCCTTGCGTAGGGGCAACATAGAAGACATGGCCTCGCTCAGTCTGTAAGGCGTTAATAATGAGTAGCCAAGCCGCTAGTCTGGACTTACCAGTACGACGACCTGCGGCAACAATCTTGAATCTGGTCTTGTCACCAAAGACATCTTGTTGCCAAGGAAGAAGCTCTACGTTGAGTTCAGTCGACATTAAGCCTTAGCTTCCTTCATGATGTCGACAAGCTCTTTACTACGACGACCAACTTGACCATACCACTTAGAGTTAATCATCTCGTTAGCGGCCATGAGGTAGTTACCTTCGTTGACAGACTTAATCATATTCTTAAACTTACCTAGACGATTACGGCCAAGGTTGAAGGCCATATTGACGACAACACGTTGTACGTCTAAAGGATGACTATCAAGGTTTAAGAAAAGAGCACAGGCATCGCTATAGGCGGCCTTACAGTCTTCCTCAAACACACTTAGGATTCTTTCGTCTTCGACAGGTGTACCGACAGGCCAAGTATGCTCCATATCGGTCTCAGTGACCATATGACCAATTCCAAAGGTAGGATAGTTCTCAGAGCAAAGATAAATCTCACCGACATAACCTTCATGGCGGATTAGGTCTTCTTTGACAATTTCCATTAAGTCGTTATTCATTGTCTTCAATCACCCTAGACTCGTCTTCGACAAGTTCTGCATCAATAATGTCTTCTTCAGTTACTTTATCCACATCCTGTGGGGATATGGTAGCATCCCCAATCCCGCTTATGGTGATTGAGACTGAAGGACGACCACCATCTGCCTTTTCTTTTTCAAAATACGAGACTGGTAACATTCTGTCCATTAAGAGCTTCCAAGCCGCCGCTTGGTTTTTATGGTCGTCATTAAGTGCCGCATCAAGAATACTATCAAGA